TTTAAAGTTCTTATCACGTATAGTATACTTGAAAAATTTGAATACAACTTGTGCAGTGATGAAATCTATATCACCAACATCAGCAGCAAATGTGATGTCAGTTAATGATACAGGAAATATTCTTTCAAAATCAATATAGAATATTGGATTGTAATGAGAGGATTGAATCTCTAGTTGTGCACCTGAATATTGAACACCACCATCTTGATGTTCTTCAGCACCACCATTCTCTTTGATCCAGTTCCACACAGAAGTATAATTTGCTAGGTCTTCATCAATAATATACCTGACTACTAAATCACCATAAGTAATACCACCACCAGGTATGATAGGGAAATCCCTAAACCTAGTAGGTACTTCTGTGAATGGCATTTGAACGTCAGGTAAATTTGCTGACTGACAAAAGAAATCCACACCTTCAAACTTTTCAAGTTTTAACTTGAAACCAGTAGGTGTTAAGAAGTTTCTATTCTTCGGTTGTTCTTTGTACCAATTAGCTGGCATGTCAACTTCCCAAGCTACTACTATTTATCAGGGCTAGTTTGATGTGTATAAGTGTAATCAGCAATCATAGCAAATAGTTTAACTTTCAAATGATTTAGATACTGTTGTTCTAAAGGAGGTCTTCCTTCTTTTGGCCAGTTATCTAGAAAATATGTAGTGACACTGTATAGCAGACGTGTTTCTTTAATCCCCATCTCTGACACACATCTCCATGTTTCATCATCAGGTGGTGGATTGAAGTTTGGATCTGGATGATTGTATACAGTCATACTGTATATTTATCAACTTACTCTTAAGTTAAAAGATATCGATATCCTATCATCATCAACATTATTCACACCAACGTTGTGACTTAAACTAGAAGGAAACAAATACATATTTCCTTCTACTGGAAATCTTTGAATTATAGATGAACCAACATATCTTTGAACAATAAAACTATTTCCAAATAAAACAGGTCTGTTATCATGAAAACCTATGTTACCACAATCACCTTTAGGTACTTTAACATAATAAACACCAGCAAGATCACAGTCTGAATGATTGTGTACACCCATACTAGATCCTTTGGGACTTATATTTCCCCACATACACATATCATCTAGACTATCTATTTTCGGTTCTAATGGTAAATTATATAATATGTCTTTTAAGTTATCTTTTAATATGGGTAAATGAGTTAAGTTTATTTTAGAATATCCACTCTCACTTTTATCTCTTAATTTGTATATGGTTTTTTCTAATTCTCTATTATCAATATCATCTATATGGATTTCAAATAAAGGAGTTTGAAATAATGCTTGATGTATTATATCATATTTGCCATCAGATATTTTGAAATTAGGTAATATAACTGCCATTATAATATCATCACTATAGTATATATGGACAAAAAAAGAGACCCCGTAGGGTCTCTTTGATCCATCTCGAACCGAGATATTTATTACATAAGGTTGATAACCTGTACACGTCTGTAGTACATGTTGGCATTCGCTGTGAGCGATTCTCCATCTGGAGTACCATTGTATGCACCGTTGGTTGTGACGAATGGGTTTGAAACCATGCCATAACGTGTCTTGAATCCAATCTTGGGTTGGAATGTATTTGGATCGATAGAACGAACCATCTGTAGTGGAACATATGGGCAGTAGAATATTCCTGCATCATATGGGGAAGAACCCTTATATCCAATAACATAGTAATGCTTGTCTGACAAGTTAGCAGCATAAGGATCAACGAAGACCTTAATACGTCCGTTTATTGTACCAACAGCAAGGTTACCTGTGTCATCTACTTCACCGATTGAAGGACCACCAGCACCAGTTAGACCTGAACTATAGTCAAGTACACCAGCCATAGCGAGAGCACTTGCAACGTCTGCAGAGCAGATCAAGAAGTTACCCTTCCCTCTACGAGTCTCTTGAGCGATTGCGTTAGCATCTCTCTCTACCTGATATAGAAGACCCTTGAATTTCTCAACTGACCATCTGCCGTTTGAGTCAACGTCTAGGTCAAAGATGCCAGCATTTGCTGTGTTGTTCTGTGCACCTTTTTTAGCAACTGTGTAAACTGTTCTAACAACTTCACGGTTGATTTCAGCGAGAACTTCACTAGAAAGAATATTAGCGAGTTCTTGCTCTGCATCTAGACCGTGGATTGCTTTCAAGTCTTGAGCAAGTTCTAGAGTGTACTCTGCCTTGAGTGCTCTTGACTTTGCAGTCACAGAAGTCTTCTCAATGCTGAATGACATCTCACGGAAGAGGTTTCCTGCCTCACCCATTGTCTCAAGATCTTCACGAGACATTCCTTTTCCTACTTCGTAGGTTCCAGGAGTACCGTCGTTAAGTAGAGCAGGGTTGTTACCCTCTGAATCACCACCAACACCAGCACCTGTTCTAGGTGTGTATGCTCCTGCAGTGGCATCGCCAGCAGCAGAGAACCCAGTATCTGGTTCGTTGAATAGTGCTTCCTCTCCACCTTGATTCTCGTAACGAGAACGCATTGCAAAGATAAGTCCAGTAGGACCACTCATTGGTTGAACGCCACATACGTCATATGCCATTAGGTTAGGCATTGCACGGCGAACAAGACTAATGAGAACAGGGTCGAAACCTGCTAAGCCAGCTGTATTGGCATTACCCAATGCAGATCCAGCTGGAGATACAGTACCAGCACCTAGGCTGTTAACTGCTACCTCGTTTAACATTCCACGCTCTTCACGCATGAAACGCTCTTGGTTTTCCAAAAGAACTGCGGTTACCGACTTCTTATAGCGATCTCCTACTTGGGGAGCTCCCTCATGGTTAAGAACAGGTGCCCACTTCTCTTGGAGTTTTTCTGCGTTAAACATTTTTTCTCTAAAAGTTGTGTGTTATAGTATTATTTTTGCCACCTTTCGATTGCAGACATGTATGCTGCCATTGCTGGTGCTACTGTCTCATCTACTGGTGCCTCATCACTTGCTTCGGCAACAGGTGCCTTTGGTGAAGCAGGGAAGTATGACTCACGAAGAGTCTTGAGTTTTTCAGCGAACTTCTCCTCTGACTCAAACTCAACTGCCTCTGCAAGAGAAGCAAGTTTGTCTGCTTGAGTATCTGCTAACCCTTCTGAAACAGTTTTCAGAACGACTGTTCTTGCAGACTCATTGAGACGATTATTAATTTCCACATTGCTCTTAATCTGTTGATTAAGCTGCTCTTCCATCTTACGAAGATCTTCAGTCAAACCCTCGACGACATCTTCTTTGCCTTCGGGGATAGTAATATAATGCTCGTTAAAGAGATTCTTAAGACCTGATATGAAATCTTCAGTGATTTCGTTTCTGATACCACGGTCTATGGCAATCTGGTTCTCTTCTAACCAGTTTGTAACGGCATACTTACAGGTACCGTTCACTTCCTCGGCAAGTTCCTTCTTAATTTCTTCGGTCTTTGCTTCGAGTTGTGTTTTGAACTGCTCCTCTAGTTTAGTCCACTCTTCAGAGAGTTTGGATTTAACAGCAGCTTCAAAAATTGTTTTTGCTTTCGCTTTGAATTCTTCAGAAAGTTCAGCACCTTCTGTCAATGCGTCAACGTCAGAGGACATGTCAACTTCTTCAAATGAAGGCTTGATGGGATATGCTACATCAGGACCTGTCGTTGTACCATGAGTAATGCTATGATTAAACTTTGGTGTAGAACCAGCAGGTTCATCTTTACCAGTGCCTCTCTGTTGGGGATCTCCAGAGACTGCATTCAATGGTGCAGATGCTTTCGCTCCTGGGTTATCTTCACCTTCCTCATTTCCTGTTGGAACAGGACCACCATTATCGGTGATAGACTGTCCACCTGTAGCAACATCAGTACTCAAATCTGCTGCATGTCCAGTGCGTCCTTCAGGAGCACCTGCAGCACCATTCACGGCACCTTTAGTTTGACTAGTAGCGTGATAGGAATCACCACCAGGAATGACAGTAGCTGCAATTGAAGGCATAGGTTCTTGTCCTAGAGTTTCGGCAAGTTCCTTGTGCGATTCAGTTACAAACTCTTCAAACTTTTCGTTTAGCATATCTGACATTTGAGTTTCCCCTAAAAATTTTCTGATATAATTATCTGTTTTTATTTATAAATCATAGAGATGACAGGAAGTGTTCAAAGACTTTAAGAGTCTTTTCTTCCAATTCTCCTCTTGATGCAGACTTAATAGCCTGATGGTATTTATCAACGGTTTGTTCTTTAAGAATACCGTTACTCCATACCCATTCTTTACCTTCCATGATACCATTTACAAAAGCATCTGGTGCAGAAGGATCTGCTACTATATCAGCAGCAGTTGCGAGCATAAAGTCATCCATAACATAAGCAACACCCTCTTGTTTATCGAGAGTACCCATACCTCTGGAAGACACACCTAATTTTACTCCTTCACCTAACAGTGACTTGGCAATCTTGCCGTTTGGAGTATCAAGGATATGTGCTTTACCAATAAAGTTATTTCCTTCTGCCTTTAAACTTACGATCCTGTGTGATACACGATCAAGGTTTACAGTCGGACCATCAGGATGACCTAGTTCACCTAGGGCACGACCTGGTTTGATATACTCTTCATGGTAACGTTTAACTTCGTTATCGAGAACCTTAAAAGGATAGACCCTTCCATTGCGATTCTTCACTTCAGACTGAAGAAAGACACCCTCAATGTAGAGTTTCTTTTCGCCGTCCTTTTCTTCAGTGATTAACTCAACTGATTCAATGTTCTCGGTAATAAGTTTCATCCTTCTTTAGTCTCCGATGATGGAGTAGGTTCATCAAAATATGATGATGCTACAGTTTGCTTGTAGGTATCAATAACATCCGATGCTTTAGAATAAAGATAATCACTTATCTTATCCAGAGCTTCTGCTCTCTTCTTATCGGCAAGGAGGTCAACAATATCGACCACTTCAGAATCTAATGGTTTATCCATAATTTATACAAGTATAAGAATTATTTAGTCGATGACGCAGCTTTAGGTTTTGGTGCTGCTTTCATCTTTTGCATTTCCTTTTTATGATCATCGTCTGCTTGTTTCTGATCTATAGCAGCTTGGTCTTCTTGAGACTGTGCTTCTATCTCTGGAGCAAATGCATCATTCTGACGATCCATCATATCAAAACTAGTAACATCAACAGGGTTCAATGCCATACCAGTATCGATATCTTGCTTAATCTGTTTCTCAATTTCTTTGTATTCCTTGTCACTCTGTTGTAATACTTCACGACGTAGATACTCTGTAGAGAAATACTTACCTACAAATGGATCCATTTGAGTAACTAGATTAACTCTAGCAAG